AACTCCTCGATCGCCGCCAGTTCACCATCGTCCAGCTCGCCGAGCTGGATATCCCACTCGAGCCGCGGCCCTGCCGAATCGCGATAACGTTGTTCGCTGCCATCCACGAAACGCACCGTCTGATTCTGGAACTGTGCGCGCCGTGCCACCGGATACTGCGCGATCGCATTGGTTTTCAACTTAGGGAAGGCTGCCATATTAGAGGTCGTTTACCACGTCGTTGATCGAGTTCAGATTGAGCATCGCGTCCCGCACCGCCAGCGCTATGTCGCCGCTCCGGTCCATGAATGAGCGCGCATCCATCGCCTGGACGTTGAAGGTGATCTGCGGCGCGACGCCACTCCCACCGCTGTTCGCCGCCGCATAGCTCCGCGGCGTTCCCATCTGGTCGTAATCCAGACCGGTCACCCGCCCCTGGCTCTCTGCTGCCTGGAAATCCACCGCCGCCGGCATCGCGTATTTCACCAGCGGCGCGGGCGTCGACGTCCCTCCCCCGCTGAAAACACCGACCAGCCCGGCGATCAGCAGCGGCAGCCCGGCCTCGGCCTCCAGCATCGTTGTGGCCACCGTTCCCGAGGTGCTCCCGCTGCCGCTCGTCCCCGTCTGCGTCCCAGTCTGCGGCTGGCTCGCCGCTGCCGTTGCCGGGGTGCTGCTCTGCTGTGCGCTCACCTCCGCGATCACATCGGCCAGCAACGCGGCGGCATCCTGCGGAGCCAGCGTCTGCTGCCCCGCTATCGTCAGAAATCTTCGATAAAGCTCGTCTTGTGTTGTGCCCGCCATCTTCACCCCTCGCTCTCTGGTTCTTGACTTGCTCCGCCGCCGCCGTGGAGCGGCCTTTCAGGCTGCCATGCCCCATTCGTGGGGGCATCCGACAGTGGTGGGGCAGGCTTCAGCAGGCGCCAATCCGAGCCAAGCGAGGCGCGAATCCCGCCACTTCCGTTGAGCTTGTTTTGGGTCTCCGCGTCTCTGCGTTGAACCCTTGGCCATTGCCCCGGCAGTAACCGGATTTAGCGCCTGCGCGATGAACTATCGCCGTCCCTCCTCAATTCCCCCGCCAACGCCTGCTCCAGTATCAGGAATCCCTCCACTTGCCGCGCGCTCAATTTCCCGAAGCTCATCCCCCGGAGCCGCCGCCGCACCAGGAAGTCCTCCAACAGCCCTTCGCTCTCCGCTGTAATGTATGACTTGGGGCAGCTCTCGATTGCCACCGTCTTCCGCGCCCACACCGGCGCCGCCCTGCCGTCCTGTGGCAACCCCAGCCACCCGCACCGCCGGCGCTGCTCCAGGCCGGTCCTCCGGCACGCGTCGCACTTCCAACCGGCCTGGTTGGAGAACTGAAAATGGAAGGCGACTAGGAGTTTTTTCGTTCTTCTTCGTTCAGCCCGGTCTCTCTGCGAACCGCCGCCAAAGCCTCCCGGAACAATTCCTCGGGCCCGGCATCCGCCAGCAGTTCCGGGCCCGCGATGCTTCCATCCACCGCCAGTCCCTTGACCGCCTTCACGCCCCACATCACGTAGAGCCGTTCGATTTCCGCGTGCAGCAGCGCCGAGTCCATCTTCTCGCCCGCCTCTCCGCTGGCCGCCAGAAACTCCGTCCTCCGTGCCAGTTCCCTCACCCGCCGCATCAATTCCACCCGCCGCCCGAAGGACATCTTCGCGATTGTGAACGTCACCCCCGCGGCCGTCCGCGATGCCACCACCGATTCGCTGGCGTAACGGCCCCCAACGACCCTTTCCGCCACCTTCTTCTTATCCGAATGCCACGGAAATTTCATCGTCCACGGTCCCCTGTGCCCGCGATGCCCGGAATCGCCACTGCAGCCGGTTCTGCGTATCGTCGAACTCCGGCACTTCCGGCACCACGCTCTTCAGATACACGCCCATCAACTGCCCCTCGGCCTCGCCCAGTTGGAACATCACGCCGATCGGCGATTGCTGCCGCGCCGCCTGGTACAGTTCCGTCGTGGCATCGTCGTCCCGCGTGTACAGGTCCAGCGCCGCCGTCACCGTGCGCTGTCCCGCTGAAATCGCCCGCACCCCGGAACACGCCCCGCTCACTCCGAATTCCCGGTCCCGCGTGTCCAACGCGTTCTTCACTGTGACTGTCGCCGCCGTGATCGTGCAAAACTGCGATGGCCCCGTCCCCAACCATGCCTGCCCCATGTTCCCCGGCACGATCGAGTAGTCGAACTCCGCCACCGCCGGCTCTAGCGGAAAGCTCTGCAATTGCGCCGCGCCCGCCTCGAAGCTCGCGCTGTCCACCAGGTCCTTCGCGATCCCGCTGAAGTGGAATTCGTGGTAATCCCCATTCACCAGGATGTCCATCTGGTCCACCCCGGCTCCGCATAGCAGCCGCTGCACCGCCGTCGCCGGACTCCAGTAATCGAAAATGCTCACGCTCTTCAATTCCGTCGCCGGACCGTACGTCACCGTCGCCGTGATCGCCGCTCCCACCCCCGGCAATACCTGAAACGGCGCATTCAGTTGTACCGTGTGCGCATCCACAATCGCCGCCACGAACCGGATCTCGCCCCGGGAGCACACTGCCTGCCCCGCCGCCAGCCCGTGCGCCGCGCCGAATCCCAGCCGCCCCAACGAAGTGCTCGATGCCACCGTCCCGCCTCCGAACCGCGCCGGACTTCCGCCCATCGCCGCCTCGAATAGCGGACCGTATCCCGGCCCTGCCGTCGCCTTGTCCCAACTCGTCAAGTACGTTTGCAGTGTGAAATCCGTGCGCCGCCTCACTCCGGCCGGCACCCCCGCGAACGTCCGGCTCCCCGTCTTGTCGCGCCGCGTCCCTGTTTCCACCGTCTGTTGGATCCCCAGCTTGATCGCCGGAATCCGGCTCGTGGCGGTGATCGATCCCACACTCCCGTACCCACTCTCCAACGCCGTGTAGAATCGATTCGCGTTGGAAGAAATATATGTAGACATGCTAGTTCCTGTTCACTCCAATCTGAAAAGTGATTTTTGCCGCCTGGATGAAATTCTTCCCGCCCTGCTTCACCGCTCCGAATGCCACTTCGTATCCGCCGCCGTAATACATCCCGTCGCCCCAATCGCCCCGGCTTCCGTCCAGCGTCTGCATCGCCGCGTCCACATAGAGTTCCAGGCTGTCCTCAATCCCCTCCAACCGGTCTTGCGATTGCCGCACCTCGATCACCATCTCCACCTGCCCCGAGAATGTCTGGAACTTCTGCCGCAAGTCGTTTACGATCTTTTCGCAGTACACGTTCACCATCGGGTACTTCACGCCCAGCGCATGCTCCGCTGTCTGGGCCGCCACGTTTTGCGCCCGTACCTGCGAAGTGTCCACCCGTTTCGCCGGCTCGGGTTCCCCCTGTGTCACCGCCCGCAGGCCGGCATTCACTCCACTCGGTCCCGTGATCCGCTCCAGTACCTTGCCCGTCGCCGCGCTCCCGATTTTGCTTGTCATCAGCCCCTCTGTATCATCCGCGGCACTGCCACCCGGTAGCTCGGCGCTTGCCCGCTGCCTGCCCGCCGTCCCGTTGTGGACAGTGTGTCCGGCTGCACCCACGTCTGCCCCGGCGCCAGAGTTTGCGGATTCTGTATCGTCATCGCCGCCGGGCTCGTCCCGCAGTACACGTTCCATCCCTTGACATTCGCCGGCGCCGTCGTCTGTACCGCGAAGGAACTCCCCGACACCTGGATCGTCGCCGGTGTCGAACTCGCCCCCTCCTCACCCGTCGCATTCGTCCAAGCGATGGCGGCGTAGTAACTTCCGTCTGCCAGGCCGCCCGCCGACACCCGCATCACCGGCGCCGCCGCCTGCTCCACCGGGTCCGCCGCGATCCCCAGTCCGCCCTGCAGCACTTTGTTGTACGCCCACTTCGCCTTCTCGTGGTATTCGTCCCGCCTCCCCCCGTACCGGTCGTTCAGTTGACTGTTGTAGGCGTCTGCGTACACCATCTCCAGCGTCCGGAAAATGTGCCAGAGCTTGAGCGGGGGCGTCACCACCACCTGCCGGATCGCCGGCGGCGCATTCAGCCGGCCCAGCATTCCCGCCACCTCGACCCAAAGTTCCTCCTGCGCCAAGGCCAGCTTCCGTGTCACGTCGATGCCCTCGACCGTGGCCACATTCAGTAGCTGCGTGTCGTGCCCCCTCAGATCTTCGATGCTCGTTATCGCGCCGTCCGTGAACAATGCCATCGTGTGCCGCCTACTCCTTGGAACCCCGCGCCTCGCTCCGCAGCCGGTCAAGCTCCGTGGTGGATAACACCGTCAACTGGAGCCTCGCCGCCGCCGCCTCCCGCTCCGCCACTTGCTTGGCCTCCGCCAGCGCCTTGCGATGCACTTTCGTCTCGTCCTTCGACGCCAGGCGAATCTGCCCCTCCACAAGCATCTTGGCTGCCAGCCGGCGCGGCACCTCCGTCTGCCTCCCGCTCTTGCCCCCGTCCGACGTAACCATGCTCACCACCAGCGGAAACTCATCCGCAATCTCCGCCTCCGTCTCCCGAATCTTCTGGTAGTACATCTGTAAGTCCATTTGCCCTCCTCTTTTCTCTCTTGGTCTTGTGGCATGAGTCGCTCATGACGCCCGCGGCGTCTCGAGCCAATCATGAGAATACGTGCAACTTACTGGCATCCGGCTCTGCCTTGTGCATACCCTTCGTCAGTGCCGCTAACTCCCTTGGTGGAGCAGGCTTCTGCCTGTTGGTGGGGCAGGCTTCAGCCTGCCAATCCGAGCCAAGCTCGGGCTCTTTTCCCTCCGCGCCAAGGTCCCTCCGCGCTTGTCTCCGCTTCCCCTTGAGCACCGGCATCCCGCCCTTTTTGCGAGGCGGGACGCCGGCTTGCGCTCGTCTCACTCCCTAAGTGGTCACCTGCACGCCCGACGAGTTCCGCAGCACCGCGCAGCCGTACAGCACGTCCACCGTGAACTGTTGCGCCAGCGTGTTCGGCTGGTAACTCATCACCACACGCATCCCGAAGTTGCCCAGTTCCGCATACTCCGCGATCGCGCCCGTCCCCGGTAGCGGCTGCGGCAGCCGCCGCACCACCAGGCCCACGGCGTCCTTCGTGAACGCCATATTGTGCGTCGTTACCGGACTGCTGCCCGTCTTCTGCACGAACTGCGACCGGAACACGAAGAAGTCCTTGATCTTCCCAACGCTCCCGTAAATCAACGTCCGCAGTCCGGCGTCGCCCGCCGTCTGGAACTCGCTGAACCGCGGAATCTGCCGCCACGCCGAATACGTCGCCGCGTCCACCACCATGTACTTCTGATCGCTCGGCGGCACCTTCGACAGAAACATCGCCGTCTCCGCCGCGTCGATCACGGCTTCGGTAATCGGCGTCCCCGCAATCCCCACCGCGGCATTCGCCGTGAACCCCGCGTACAGCCCCAGCAGATCGCTTTCGATCCGCTGTGCGATCGCCGCCACCGCCGGCTCCATGTAGATCTTCAGCAGATCCGGCACCGCCAGGACCTTGGTCACATCCGGTATCTGGAACGTCGCTTCCGCGTGCGTGTTGAGCACGATCTGCGCATTTCCCAGACTCGGATTCTGCGTCTGTACCGTTCCGCCCTCGGCGATGTTGTTCGCCACCATCGTCGGCGGAATCGGTATGTTTACCGTGTCGCCGGCCTGCGCCAGCACCGGCTCGTAATCGCGATTTACCAGGTTCCCCATCACGAGGTTCCCGATCAGTACCGGCAGGGCGTCCACCGCCACCAGTTTGACAATCGCATTCGCGACGTTACTTGAAGTAATAGCTGCCATTCGTCCTCTCCCTTAGATAGTTCCTTCTCTACCGCACCCATGCCGCGGCCGTTCCCGCTATGCCATGGGCCTGTTCACATCCCCTTCAGGGTCTGCGACGCCACGCGCACGATTTCCTCTCGTACCCGCTGCATTTCATCGGCGCTCATCCCAGGGCGTATCCGCTCCAGGTCCACCGCCTCCCGGCCCGCTACCGGAGCTTTCAGGGTGGCCGTCATCCCCGTGCCCCCGGCAATCCGCGCCGGGAGAAACTCCGGATTCTCGTTTACAAAAGCGGCCAGGTAATCCTTCAGCGGCGTTTCGCCGGCCTCGCCGCGGGCTACCAGCCGCCCGTCCTCGGTCCGCACGATCCCGTCCTGTACCGCCCTGAATGCCAGATCGATCTTCCCGACTCCCAAACGCTGCAGTTCGGCGCGCACCGTCGCGCCCCGCTCCGCTTCCGCCGCCATCTTGCGGCTGCGCTTGTTCTCTTCCACCAGTTCGTTCAACCTCCGCTCCAGTTGCTCCCGGCGCTTCCGCTCCTCCTGCAACTCCGCCTTGTGCGCCGGCTCCGTCTTCGCCTGTTCGTTGTTCACGAACTCCTGTACCGCCTGCCTCACAATCGCCTGTATGTCGATGCCTTCCATATACCTCCCAATCCGTTGCTCGCTGTCGTGGGACGGACGATCGGTTTCCGTCGTCTGTCAATTCCCCGCCGCCCCCCTACCCCGCTTCGATCTCGTCCGCCACCCGGTTCTTGACCTCCTGCCGCGCGTCGCACAAGTACTTGAACGCCAGTTTCTTGAACACTTGCTTCTTCAGCGTCTCCGATGCGATCCCCAATTCCAGCAGCTTCTTGGCGTCGTCCAGGTCGCTGCCGAAATCGCCGATGTCGAATTCGTCCATCCCCGATACATCGATCGTCACCTCGTCCTGCCGCGCCTTCGCGATGGCCCACAACACCTGCTTCATCGCGTCCTTCACCACGCCTCCGTACGCGCGCAGTACCTCCTGCGTCACCGCGGAGTCGATCTGCTTGCTCAGCCCGGAAGCGGCGATATATCCGCCCCGCGCTTGCTCGGCCTGGTTCATCAGATAGCAAACACGGTAGATTTCGTCCTTTAACCGGACCAGGTTGTCCGCTGCTATCTGATAAACCTTGCCCTCTGGCTCCGTCCACCCGAATCGGTCGTCTTTGCCGAGTTGGATGAAGTAGCTCTCTCCCACCACTTGGTTCCATTCCTT